GAAAAATTAAGACTTTCTTTACAAATGGCTTTATTGCAAGGCAACGCAAGTGAGGCAGCTAGACTAAGCAAAGAGCTTGCTATTTCTCAATTACAAACTACTAACCTTGCTTTAGCCATTTCAAAACTTCCAAAAGCATTAAATCCTTTTGAAGGTTGGAGTAAAGAAATTGATGATTTAATTGCAAAGATTTTAGCAATGTTAAAGTTATTGCAACAAACACCAACTCAAATATTTAATGGCGGAACTGGGGCAATGGGAAATTTTGACGCAGCTGGTCGCTATATTGGAACTCCATTTGGTCAAGCAGGTTCAAATGTAAGCACTTTTATTGGTTCACAGGGTGGTTACGATATGGCTGCTAATTATGTAGGAACTCCATTTGGTCAAGCTCAAGCACCTAGTTCGACAACTAATATTTATGTAAATGGTGCGACACAGCAACTATTAAATGAATTACGAAATGGTCTGATTGATTCCTCAGCTTCAGGTTCATTTGCCTCTATTAATTCGGCAGCTGGATAATGGCTTTACCTGTACTAAATGTAAGCCTTAACTTTAGTTCAGGCGCAATTTTTGGTAATCCATTTACGCTTGATGACCCTGTTAACGGTGTATTAGGTGTAGGCATTTTATCTGATAGTAGCGCACCTGCTTTAGTTGTTGATTTAACAGATGTAACAAGAACTATAAGAATTAGTCGCGGAAGAAATATTGGTCGGGACATTTACGAGGCTGGAACATGCACTGTAAGGATTTATGACCAAACAGGTCGTTTCAACCCTCAAAATACTAGTTCTGATCTATATGGTTATTTAACTCCTTTAAGAAAACTGAGAATATCAGCCGAATATAGCGGAATTACTTATTATCTTTTTAGTGGCTATACAACAGATTATGTATACACTTACGATCAAGCAGAAAATGTATCTTATGTTGATATTAACGCAAGCGACGCTTTTAGACTTTTAAACCTAGCTGCAATTTCCACCGTTACAGGTGCAAGCGCAGGTCAAGACACTGGAACAAGAATTGCTAAAATTTTGGACACGGTACAATTTCCAATCTCAATGAGAAGTTTAGACACAGGTAATTCCTTAACTCAGGCAGACCCAGCAACTAGCCGTACAGCTTTAGCGGCAATTCAAAACTGTGAGTTTTCAGAACAAGGGGCTTTCTATTTTTCACCCGAAGGCAACGCTATATTTAAAAACAGATCAAACACAATAAGTTCTGCGGGTGGCACGCCAATTAGTTTTAACCAAACAGGCGGAATACCATACAAAAATCTTGTCTTTGCTTTTGATGATAAATTAATTGTAAACCAAGCCAATATAACAAGGATAGGCGGAATAAAGCAGACGAAAACCGACGCTGCCAGCGTTGCAGCATATTTCCCCCACACAGTAACTTATTCAGATTTGGTGATTGATACAGATACGGCAGCAGCCAATATAGCTGCAATTTTTGTTGCAACTAGAGCTACAACTACAATTCGTATTGACCAAATGAGTATTGATTTAAACGACTCGTCTGTGCCAGCTGATACCATTTTAGGACTTGATTATTTTGACAATGTTCTAATATCTAATATCCAACCCGACGGTTCAACTATAACCAAAAATCTACAAATTCAAGGAGTAAATTGGGATATTAGCCCAAACCGCTTTATTGCAAACTTTACTACTTTGGAACCTCTTACAGACGGTTTTATCATTGGTAACTCTACTTATGGGGTTATTGGTGAGGATATTTTGTCCTATTAAGATATAATTAGACACTAAGGAGAATACAACATGGCAGCAGGATTAGGTTTTAAGACATTTAATACAGGTGATGTATTAAGCGCCGCGGATACTAACGGTTATCTAATGCAGGGCGTTTTGGTGTTTGCCGACGCAGCTGCGAGAGCGGCAGCAATTACCTCACCTCAAGAGGGTCAAGCTTCTTATTTAAAAGATACAGATGTGATTCAAGTTTATTCAGGTTCAGCTTGGGTTACTAAATCAGGTGGGTCATCACCACTAACAACAAAGGGTGATCTTTATACTTATTCAACAACAGACGCTCGCCTTGGAGTTGGCACCAATGGTCAGGTATTAACTGCCGATAGTGCTGAAACAACAGGTTTAAAATGGGCAACACCTTCAGCGGGTGGCGGCGGTAAAGTTTTGCAAGTAGTTAATGCAACGACAACAACCTACACAAATGTTGCAAGTGCAACCTACACAGATACAACTTTGACTGCTTCCATTACTCCGTCTTCTTCTTCAAGCAAAATCCTAGTTATGTTTCAACAGCAATGGAATTGGAATAGAGATAATAAAGAAATGGGCTGTGGTATTCGCTTAGTTAGAGGTGCAACCACCATTTACGATATTGGTGGGGCTAACATGGGAACTTCTTACCATTATTTGAGTACATATTCCGCGGGAAATATGAACATGGCTGGAATTGCCTCAGGTGTGTATTTGGATAGTCCTGCAACAACTTCATCTACAACATATAAGACTCAAGGACAAACTAGAGAAACCACCAACAACGGTGCTGTAAGTTTTAACAATACAATATCCTCTATCGTATTAATGGAAATAGGTGCATAATGCAGGATTATCTGTGGTTAGCAATTCGTAAATTAAAACCAAACTCACAATTTTCATATAATGATTCTGATTATTCCACAATTAAATGGGATTTATTGGAAGGTAAAGCACCGACTCAATCCGAAATTGATGAGGCAATTGAACAAGTTAAGGCAGATGAAATAGCGCAAGCAGAAACAAAAGCAACTCAACGCCAAGCTATTTTAGATCGCTTAGGTATTACAGCTGAGGAAGCCGCTTTACTTCTTTCATAATGAAACCATGGTTATCAAAAGCCGCGGTTCAATTACGCGAACAGATAGATGATTCATACCCTGAGCGTTTGCGTGGCAATGCCGAGGGGTGGGTTGCTGATCTGCGTCATCAACAAGCGGGTAAGTCAGACCACATACCTGACCCAAAATCAGGATTTGTTGTCAGGGCAATTGATGTTGACGCTCGCCTATCTGACAACAAAGGGGATTCAGCATATTTGGCAGATCAAATTAGACAGTATGGCAAGAATTACGGACGCATATCTTATGTAATTCATTTGGGCAAAATTGCTTCACCTGTCCTTGGCTGGCGTTGGCGTCCGTACCGCGGATTTTCACCTCACAATCATCATATCCATATCAGCTTTAAAAAAGATCAGGACAACAATTCGGAGTTTTTTAACATACCACTACTAGGGGGTAAACAATGAAACTATCAGACAAACACATTGCAGCAATTAAGTCTTATGCAAGAGCTGTGATTGCCAGCGGCATTACAGTCATTTTAGCGATTGCAGCTGACATGCGCCCTGAGTACGCAATCCTTTTAGGAAGCGTCCTTGCCCCTGTAATTAAGGCAATTGACCCAACTGAAAAACAATACGGTCTAGGCAGCAAAGAGTAATGACAGCCCTTGAGTGGGCTGGCTTTCTAGCTGGAATAACAACCACATTAATCGGAGTGCTGGCTGGCTTACGCTGGCTAGTAAAAGGTTGGCTTAATGAACTTAAGCCGAACGGCGGCAGCTCAATCAAAGATCAGTTGACCTCACTACAACAAGAAACGACACACCTATCAAATCGCATAGATGAACTCTTTATTGTCATTAGTAGGAAGTAAACTTAAGACATGGCTAACACTCGTAAGCGCAAGAAAATTAACCGTCGGGTTGTTCGCCGTTCGCCCGAACCTTTATCTAAGCTTGATGTTTTTATGATTACAAAACATGAGATTTACCGCGCAGCAAAAAAGGCAGGTTTCTCAAACGAAGTGGCTTGGTTTTTTATGCAAGAACCTCACGCGTTGCCCGATTGGGTAAGCAACGACAGCCCCGACGCTTTGATTCCAAGGGTTGACCCAACAGAGGAAGAAGAAGAATAATTAAGCGTGTCGCGTTCACACCCGACCTTCAAGCCCCATTTGTAAATGAGGCGGCAGTAAAAGTATTTGGAAAGTTCTTACGGAAATGGCAACCCCACCAAAATATCTGTATTGGTGATGAGATTGATTTACCTTACCTTGGTAGTTTTTCAAGGGGTAGCATTGATGAGTTTAAAGGCAACATTGATGATGACAGAAAATACACTCAGGATATTCTTGAGTACCTTGGCGTTACAGATGTACTAGGAAGTAACCATGGAATCAGACTTTATAGATCAATTAAAAAACAACTTCCCTCATTGCTCAATCTGCCTGAGTTGCGCTACGAACGATTCATGCAATACGACAAGCTTGGCATTAAGTTTCACCCATACGGACTTAATTGGGCGCATGGTTGGACGGCAATTCATGGCGACTCAGTACCACTCAGTAATTTAGCGGGTCAATCCGCATTGGGGGCTGCAAAACGCATGGGCGTTTCAGTAGTCATGGGACACACGCACAGGCTTGGTCTTAGTTGCCACACAGAAGCCTTTAACGGGCGCGTAGGGCGTGTTTTATATGGGTGTGAGGTAGGGAATATGGTTGACCTCTCAAGTAGCGGTATGAGGTACACCAAGGGCTATGCTAACTGGCAGACAGGATTCACCGTTGCTTATGTTCAAGGCAGAAAAGTCCAAGTAATTCCTGTGCCTGTTGCTCAAGACGGCAGCTTTATATTTGAAGGAAAGCTTTATCAGTAGAGAAACAGATTATGTGCCTAGAACCATTGATGAGCAGATTGACGCGTTTGACGCTCTAGGGTTACTTTAGGCTTCGTTACCAAATCGTTATCAAACACGCCATGTTGGGCTTTGTGTTTTACAGCTGTATCCCCGACACTTTTCCTATCCAAGTAAACGGCTTGGTGTAACGGAAAGGCTTAAATGAAAATAAAACATGCTAACTCTTTAGCCAATGTTAAGTTAAACCCATTGGACTTTGAAAGATTAACTGAAAGTCAAATGCAGTTTAAAGGACACAATTGGGAAATCCAAGATCATAGATTTGACCAAGAAATGAATTACAATCATGAGTACATTTTTTGGGTAGAAAACTATGCTTCTCTGATACTTGCTACACATTTTCTAGATCAAGTTAAACACAGTTATTCAATTGCTTATGACGAAGCAGTTGAAATGTATTGTTTTACAACCGACTACGCAAGCTCTTGGAATATCTAATGAGAGACGCTGGATTGCTTTGGTGTGCAATTATGACAGGTGTAATTTTTGTATGGTACATAATTTCACTAATAAGAGATAATGCCTTTCAGAACGGTTATTGGAAAGGTCGCGCAGCTGGGTTTGAATCTCACCGTAGAATTACAAACATAGCTAAACAATCAGACGAGGTATTTGACTATGAAAAAAACTGAGGAGTTACTAGATCATGTCCAATCAACCGTTGTTCAACGAGGCAGTATTTACGGCTCTCCAACAATTAACCACCGACGAATTAGTGAGCTGTGGTCAGGTTACTTGGACACTTACATTTCGCCTGAACAAGTCGCAATGTGTATGTTGCTCGTCAAAGTCGCACGCCTCAGTCAGTCAAGCGACCATGAGGATTCACTCACCGAT